GGTTGGGAAATACTCGCACCACGCTTGACATCAACCACCACGGAGACACCAGTCATGCCGCCGAAAACCCCCGTTGCACCGAAAGTCCCCGGCGAAACGCCCGCACCCGAAGCAACCACCACGGAGACCGTCGAGGAAACCGTCAGCGTTCCGAAGGCCCAGCTCGATGCGTTGCTGGCCCGCGTTGCGGCGCTGGAAGCCAATCCGACCCCTGTCGCCCGTCGTGCCAATCCCGACGCTTCGCTGCCGGATCAGGACGACGTCGATCTGTCCACGCTGAAGTCGCCGGTTCTGACGAAGCAGGGCTGGCTGGTCCCGACCGGCTTCGGCGCCAACCCGAACGGCCAGAAGATCTGACGTGTCCGTCCGACTCGCTACCGCAGCAGACATCCCGGCCGTCCTCGCGATGGCCGAGGCGTTTGTGCGGGAGTCGGACTACGGCATGACCTTCGATCCGATGCGCGCCGTCGATTACCTGGCGCTGCTGATCGGCCATCCGGAGGCTGCCGTTTTCATCGATGACGAACACCCGGCCGCGATGATCGTTACCGTGCAGCACGCATGGTGCGTGCAGCCTGAGTGCTACGTCGAGAAGCTGTTCGTGATGCCGGCGGCCAGAGGTTCCGGCGTCGCCCGCGCACTGGTCGCTGCTGCCGTCGAGTTCGCCAGGCAATACCACTGCTCGCACATCTTCGCCACGGCAACGGCCGGCATGGGCGACATCGTCGGGCAGCTCTACACCAACCTTTTCGCAAAGTTCGGGTTTCACGGCTGTGGGCCCGTGCTTTGCCGGAGCATGTGATCATGGGCAAGATCGCCAAGATTCTCGGAGGCGGCCAACAGAAGGCGCCGACCGTTCCGACCGTCGATCCCGAAGCCGAGCGCCGCAAGGCCGAAGCCGAGGCCGCAGCCAAAGCGAATGAGCAACTGACGGCCGACGCACGCCGCAAACGCCAGCAGAAGGGCCTGCTTGCAGGCGATGAGGCCGGCACGGGCGGCAGCGTTCTCGCTTCCGGTGGCAAGACCGGCGGCAGCGTCCTCGCATCGGGCGGGCAGTGACATGGACGCCAAGGCACACATCCGCCGACTGGCCGCGCTGAAGGCGCTGCGCCAGCCGCATGAACAGGGCTGGGAGGAGTGCTACAGCTATTCGTTCCCGGAGCGTGCGCTTGGCCTGAACGGTACCGCCGTCCTTGCAACGTCTTCGCAGGACTCCCAGGCGAAGAAGAACCGAATCCTCGACGACACTGCCGCGGATTCGGCTCGCACGCTTGGATCGAGCGTCGTGTCCGGCACAACCCCGGCAAATTCGTTGTGGTTCGGCCTCGATGCCGGCCTGGAGATCGAAGACGGATCGGAAGCCAGCGACGAAGGCCTTTGGCTCGACGAGTCGGCCCGCACGATCTTCGAGAACATCCACCAGTCGAACTTCGACGCTGCAGCCTACGAGTGCGCGATCGACCTGACTGCCGCCGGCTGGTTCGTGCTCTACATCGATGAGGCCAAGGAAGGCGGCTACGCCTTCGAACAGTGGCCCATCGCGCAATGCTTCGTGAGTGCGTCGCGCCTTGGCGGGCTGGTCGATACGATCTACCGCGAAGTCGAGATGACCGTCGAGCAGGTCGTCGCCGAGTACGGGCTCGACAAGGTGTCGAAGAAGACGGCCGACTGCTACCGGGCCGAGAAGTTCGACGAGAAGGTGCTGGTCTGCCACGCGATCTATCCGCGCCAGATCCACATGGTCGATGCCAGGCGCTCGAAGAATCTGCCGTTCGCCTCTGACCACTTCGAAGTGGTCGCCCAGCATGTTCTGCGCGAATCCGGCTATCACGAGTTCCCCTGCGTCGTGCCGCGCTGGATGCTGATCCCCGGCACGGCCTACGCTACCGGCCCGATGTCGAATGCGCTGGGATCGATCCGCTCGGTCAATGACATCAAGGCGCTCGAGCTGGCCGGCATGGATGTGGCCGTCTCCGGCATGTACATCGCCGAGGACGACGGGGTCCTAAACCCCCGCGCCGTGAAGCTCGGTCCGCGCAAGATCATCGTCGCCAACTCGGTCGATTCGATGAAGGAGCTGAAGACCTCGGCGAACTTCAACGTCGCATTCACCGCCGAGGAACGACTGCAGGCCGCTATCCGGAAGGCCATGCTTGCCGACCAGCTGCAGCCGCAGGATGGCCCGGCGATGACGGCCACCGAGGTTCATGTCCGCGTGCAACTGATCCGCCAGCTGCTCGGCCCGATCTATGGCCGGTTGCAGGCAGAGTACCTGAAGCCGCTGATCGATCGCTGCTTTGGCATTGCCTACCGTGCCGGCGTGCTTGGTCAGGCACCGGAAAGCCTGCAGGGCAAGCTCTTCACCGTGAAGTATCTGTCGCCCCTGGCCCGCGCCCAGCGACTGGAAGACGTCACGGCGATGGATCGCTTCGAAGCCTCGCTGATCGCAGAAGCACAGGCTGACCCGACCGTCCTCGATGTCTATGACTTCGAACTCGCCGCCCGCGAGCGCTCCGGATTCCTGGGCGTGCCGCAGCGCCTGATGCGCACGCCGGAGAAGATCAGGTCGCTGCGTGATGCGCGCGAGCAGAAGCAGGCCGAAACCGAGATGGGCGCCGTCGGGGCCGAAGTCCTCACCCGTGCCGCGCCGGAAATGGTGAAGCAAGCGGCCGCAGCATAGAAACACTTTTTCAAAGGAGCACGAGATGTCGATCTACTCACTCAGTCTTAACACAACCGTAACAACCACAGGCGCTGCGGCCATGGACTGCAAAGCCGCTGCAACCAATACGCCGAACATCATGGAAGTCGGCCTGTCCCTCGGCGCTGCAACCGCATCGACCTATGGCCTTGGCCGTGCCGGCAATACGCCGACGCAGACCAGCCCGGTACTGTTGCAGGCGGAAGACCCGAGCAAACCGGCTGCGCTTACCGGCTGTGCCGTTGCTTGGTCCGTCGCGCCGACTGTCCCGACTCAGTTCTTCCGCCGGATCGGCTTGCCCGCAACGATTGGTGCCGGAGTTATCTGGACCTTCCCGCGAGGCCTTGCGCTGGCCGTGTCGGCATCGATGCTGATCTGGAACCTCGCCACCAACAGCGCCAGCACCAACGCCTGGTGGGTGGCTGACGAATGATGGCTCAATCGCTCGAGCAAAAGTACGCGGCAGACGACAACGACGTCATGGCGCAGATCACTGTGACCGTCTATCGATCTGGCGCAATGTCTGTGGCTGGCGACATCCACGACGAGAAATTCGCCCTTTCGCTGATCGACGCTGCGCGGGACTCTGTGAAATCGCACCATCTGCGCAAGCATGGCGAGCTCATCATCCCGGCAGGAAGCGCGAGGGTGATGTGAGCCAGTTCCTGATGCCGAACGGTGGATTCTGGACGGGCTTCCTCACCATTCAGGACGAGGAGAAGGGCGACCTGTGGAAACCGGCGTGGGGCTATGGCTACAAGAACCGGGGGCCGCAAGCCATCTCTTGGCAGTGGAACAAAGACCAGCGCTGGCCGAACACGGGGTTTATGTCCGGCGACCCGTCTGCACCCTTCGGCCCTCTGGGCATGGATGCGCGCGAAAATGACATATACGGCCCATGGAACCTCGGCATCAGTGGCCATTCCCGCCCCTACTTCATTCGCGGCATCTGCAAGGATGGTGCGGGTAATCCGCTCGGCGGGGCTGTGGTCTATGCGGTGCGTGCCTCGGATAACGTCATGGTCGGCTCTGTGGCCTGTGATGACCGTGGCGTTTTCGAATGCCCGACGCTCGACACGACGCCGCACTTCGTTCATTCCTTTTACGCCTCCGGCAGCTTGGCCGGTCGGTCAGTCAATACCCTTACACCGGTGCTCTAATGCCCAATTCGGTCATCATCCTCGCGCCGGCGGCCGATGCTCCGGTCGACGCAACGCTGCTGGAACTGACGCTGCGAGCGACGGATGCGACACCGGAGAACATCATCCTCTATCCGCGCCCCTCACTAGCCGCAGCTGGTCTTGCCGTCATTACGCTGGTGGCGATGGGGATCACCGACTCGTGGCCATCCGTGAATCAGGTTACGGGCGGAATCGAGTGGCTGCAGAACGGGGTGAAATTCACCGGTGCGCTATCCGCTGGTGCTGCGGTATTCCCTGCACAGCCTGACGTCCGCACGGGTGTCACGTATGGCCCCGGCGGCACGGACTATACCGGCAGCTATGATCCGCCAGCAGGTGGCAGTGGTGTGTCACGTTCGAGAGTTGCCAATGCGTAAATCCAAGCAATCCACCGCCAAGAATGTCATGGTGCTGATGGTCGGTTCGGCAGATCATGTCACCGGGCTGGCCGGGCTGGCGCTGACGATCACGGCGAGCAAGAACGGTGGCGCGTTCGCTTCGATCAGCCCGACCGTCACGGATCGGGGGGATGGATGGTACAGCGTAGCCCTGACCGCGTCGCACACCGATACCCTTGGCGACTTGGCGCTGCACATCACTGGCGCAGCGGCTGATCCTGCTGACATGGTGCTATTGGTCGAGGCCGGCGCGACTGATGTCGATGTCTCAACGCGGCTCCCGACTGCTGGATATACCGCTCCGGACAATGCAGCCGTGGGGCTGGCGCTGAAACTGCTCAGAAACAAGACCATCTCTGACCCGACGACCGGCATCCTGACGGTCTATGACGACGACGGCGTGACGCCGCTGCTGACGGCGCAGCTGTACAAGGATGCGGCCGGCACCGAGAACTACAGCGGCACCGGTGTCGAGCGCCGCGAGCGCCTGGCATGAGCATCGTTCTCCGCGGCCTGGGCATCGGCATCGATACCGGATCAACCATCGTCGCCTTCGGTCTGGCGCGTGACGTCGAGGCCGGCGAGAGCGTCGAGACCGTTGTCGCGAATGCCGACGTGTCGCAGCTCTTCGTGATCGACTTCGGGCTCGGCAAGCGCAAGCCGACGAAGGCCGAAATCCGCAGATTCCAGCGCATCGCCGCAATGGTGGGCTCGCGCGGTCTGCAATTCACCGAACGCAAGGGGCGCAGGAAGGGACAGGTCGAGTTCGACGTATCCCCGGCGCCCATTCTGAGGAAAGCCGCATGAGCCAGACAGAACGCCCGACGCCGCAGGACTATGCCGATCTGTTCGAGGTCGACAAGCGCGGTGCCCGCATCCTCGACGACCTGGTCCTGCGCTTTGCACGGCCAGCCGTCAATAAGGGCGGCATTGATGCAGTGCTGCAGACCTATCAACGCATGGGCGCCCGCGAGGTGCTCGAATTCATTGCCAACCAGATCAACCGCGCCAACGGCGTGCAGGTTGATGAAACCCAAGGAGAGTGATTATGTGGATCAGGAAAGGACGACACTATGTTTTCATGGATGCGGCAGGCGATGGCGGCGATCCGGGCGGCGGGGCTGCTTCGGGCGATGCGGGAACTGCGGCGGCAGCCGGCGCCGCTGGTGGGAATGAGGGCGCTGGTAGCGCTGCGGCAGGTAGCGAAGCCGGAAGTGCAAGCGTCCTCGCTGCCGGCGCAGAAACCGGGACCGTCACGATCCCGGAGAAATACCAAGTCAAGAAAGAAGACGGCTCGATCGACATCGAAGCCAGCAGCCTGAAACTGGCCGAGGCATACGGCCATCTTGAGAAGCGCCTTGGCTCTGGCGACGCACCGCCGAAGACGGCCGAGGATTACCAGATCGCCGTCCCCGATACGCTCAAGGACGTCTGGAACCCGAAGGAGGACCCGCTGCTCGGCGAGTTCCTGAAGAACGCGCACGCTGCCGGCATGAACCAGAAGCAGGTTGATCTGGCGATGCAGACCTATCTCGACGTGGTGCCGAAGCTGCTCGAAGGCTCGAAGACGCTGTCGTCCGAGGAATGCACAGCCGAGCTGCAGAAGGAGTGGAATACGCCGGAGCAGTACAAGGCCGAGGTGCGCAAGGCTTACCAGGCCGCCATCGCATACGGCGACAGCGATGCCGAGGCGATCCTGAAGGACTACGGCAACGATCCGCGCGTGATCCGCTTGCTGGCCCGCGTCGGTGGCGAGATGGGCGAGGACCGTTCCGTTACGCCGCCGGGCGGTGGCAGCGCTACCGGGCAGGCCGTCGAGTCGCTGATGACGTCCGAGGCCTACAACAACCCGAGGCACCCGGAGCATGCAACGGTGTCGCGCCAGGTGGCGGACCACTTCGCACGGCAGGCAGAGGCTGCGGCGAAGAGCGGGAACGTGCCGATCCTTTGAGCATCACCAGCGTTACGAGAGAGCCGCCTTCGGGCGGCTTTTTCATTTGGGCAGGAATCTGCCCCCGCAGTCGAACAACAATCGCCAGCAACAGGCCCGAAGTAGCGCGCGGACACCCTGAAAGCTCGCAGCCCGATGCATAGCCAGCAGAGGGAACGTAGCAGGCCCGGAGAGCCGGACACCCTGGAAAGGCTGAAGACCATCAACCTTTTTGGAGAACATCATGTCCAGTACCATCACCGCAGCATTTGTGCAGCAGTGGGATACCGCCATCCGCCTGCAAGCTCAGCAAGCTGAGTCCCGTCTGATGAAGGCCGTTACCGATCGCGGCCAGATCACCGGTGACGGCTTCACCGTCAATAACCTCTCGAGCGTCGAGATGGACGAGAACACCGTCCGTCACGGTGACACCGAGTGGGGCGAAATCAATCACACGAACCGTCTGGCCGTGATGAAGGATTTCTACAAGGCCCTGCCGCTCGATCGCAACGACATTCCGAAGATGATCGTCAATCCCGTCACTGGCGGCGACTACATGCGCACGCTGATGAACGCCAAGAACCGCAAGGCCGATGCAGTCATCTATTCGGCGCTGGGCGGCACGATCACCTCGAAGGACGGCGTTACCAGCAACGTGCTGCCGGCCGGTCAGAAGATCGCCCACGGCAGTACCGGCTTCACGAAGGCCAAGATCATTCAGGCCCGTGCGATCTTCCGCGCGAACGAGTGCGACGAGGAGAACGGCGAAGAGCTGTTCATGATGTACAACCACGAGGCCCTGCAGGACATCCTGTCGGACACCTCGCTGACCTCGGCGGACTACATGGCCGTTCAGATGCTGCAGTCCGGCAAGGTTGCGCAGAACTGGATGGGCTTCACCTGGATCCCGTATCAGGGCCTCACCTTCAGTGCCTCGACCTACTACGCCTATGCGTGGGCCAAGTCGGGCATCCACTTCGGCAAGGGCTACGAGGAAGGCAACGTCACCCGCCGCGGCGACAAGAAGGATCTCTGGCAAGTCTCGATGGGCGCCTCCTACGGTGCCGGCCGTCAGGACGAAACCAAGGTCGTCGAGATCGCCTTCCAGTAACCAACACGGTCGGGGGCTTTGGCCCCCTTCCTCCGAACCTCTCAAGGAGAATCGAACATGGCTGAAACCAACTCCCGCCAGGCTGCAAAAAACGCCGCTGGCACCAAGAACCTCAACGCCGACTCGGGGCGCGTTCGTACCCTGGTCATCGAGACCCCGGCAACGTTCGCCCAGCTGGCCATCGATGACACCATCGCCGGTGGCGTCTATGTTCCGGCAGGCTGCCGCGTCATTGGCGCCCGCGTCTCGAACAGTGCCGGCACGGCTTCCTCGACGATCAACATCGGTCTGCGCAAGCGCAAGGACAACGTAGTCCTGTCCGCCACTGCGATTGCCAGCCTGATCGCGATCACGACCGCGACGACCAATCCGACGGCCGCTTCGAACGGTGCCTATCTGGCCGCCGGCGTGGCCGCCCAGGTGCTGACCGACGATGCCGAGGTGTACATCACGGCGAAGGGTGCTGTCCTTGCCGCCAACCAGGCGCTGCGCGTCGAAGTCGACTACGTCGGCGCCTGACATCGAACTACCTCCCCCTCCGTGAAAGCGGGTTGAGCCCGGCCCATAACAGGGTCGGGCTTTTTTCTTAGGTGATGTGACATGGCGACCAGTGCCGTATCGATCTGCTCAAATGCGCTGCTGCTGCTCGGCGACAGCCCGATCTCGTCGTTCGACGAGGACAACGACCGCACGCGGCTGGTAGCCAACCTGTACGACACCAAGCGGGACAAGGTGCTGCGGCTGCATCCGTGGAACTGCGCGACGAAGCGCGTGATCCTGGCGCGGGATTCCACCGACCCGGAATTCGGCTATGCCTACCGATTCCTGCTCCCCGAGGACTGGCTGCGCACGCTGTCCGTCGGCCTCGATGATGATCAGGACGACTACGTGATCGAGGGGCGCTACATCCTCATGGACAACAGCGTCTGCCGGCTGCGCTACATCTATCGCAACGCCGACGAAGCGACGTGGGACGCGATCCTTATCGACGCCATGACGCAGGTCATGGTGGCCGCGCTGACCTACGCGATCACGAAAAGCACGACCAAGCAGGCTACCGAGGAAGAGATCGTCAAGCAGGTGCTGAAGACTGCGCGCGCCGTCGATGGTCAGGAAGTCACGCCGGAGACGCTGGGCGACTTCCCTCTGTTGGCGAACCGGATGCGCTGACATGCCGAAGATCAAGACGATCCAGAGTAACTTCAGCTCCGGCGAACTGTCACCGCAGGCGCTGGGCCGGGTCGATATTGCCCGATACCCGAACGCCGCAAAGCGCATGGTCAATGTGATCTCGCGCACCCTCGGCGGGGCTCAGAAGCGACCTGGAAGCCAGTACATTGCGCCGGCAAAGCACGCAGACAAGCGGGCGCGGCTTATCCCCTACGTGAAGAGCAGGGACGATGCCTACATGTTGGAGGTCGGCGACCAGTACCTGCGCGTCTTCAAGCCGGACGGCACGCAAGTCGAGACGTCGCCGGGCGTGCCCTACGAGATCACGACGCCCTACACCGAAGCCTATGTCGCCGAGATCGACTTTACGCAGGGAGAGGGCACGATGTACGTGTTCCACTCGTCCGTCTATCCGAACCGGCTGCGCACCTTCGGCGATGCAAAGTGGGACTGTTCGAACGCCCCCTTCACGACGACCCCGTTCTCGGAAAATGGCGACTACTACGCCGTCGCGCTGACGCTGTCGCTGAACACCGTCGGCACCGGCCGCACCATGACCGCTGCGTCTGCCGTGTTCCTCGCATCCGATGTGGGCCGAGCCATTCTGTGGAATGCCGGCGTTGCCGTGATCACTGGTTTCACCGATACCCAGACCGTTACTGTTGAGGTGAAGGTGATCTTCGATTCGACGTCGATCCCGTCTGGCGCGTGGAACCTCGATGCCAGCCCGCAGACGACGCTGACGCCGGGTGCGAAGGATCCGGTCGGCACCTCGACAAGCTTGACGCTGGCGGCAAATGGATGGCGCTCGACGGACGTCGGCAAGTTCGTCCGGATCAACAGCGGCCTGATCAAGATCACCGGCTACACCTCCGGCACCGTGGCGACCGGGACGATCATCAAGGCCCTGACCGCGACGACGGCCGCGCCGGCCCTCTCATGGACGCTTGAGTCCTCCGACTGGGGCGGCACCAACGGCTACCCGCGCACCGGCACGATGCATCAGCAGCGACTGGTCTGCGGCGGCACCGCCGGCAAGCCGCAGACGGTATTCGGCAGCAAGACCTCGGAACCGCTCGATTTCACCAAGGGCACCGCCGACGACGATTCCTTCATCTTCACGATCGGCACCTCGCAGAACCAGGTGACGCCGATCAACTACATGCTCTCGACGCGCGACCTGCTGCTGCTGACGCACGGCGGGGAATACTCGCTGCGCTCCGGGGTCGAGAAGCCGATCACGCCGACGAACGTGCAGATCAAGCCGGAAACCTCCTATGGCTGCGCCAAGGTCAAGCCGGCGTCGCTCGGCAAGGAGACGCTGTTCGCCCATCGTGCCGCCCGCAAGCTGCGTGCTGCCGGCTTCCGCTACGACGAGGACGGCTACAAGTCACCGGACCTGACGACGCTTGCCGAACACATCACCGAGACCGGCATCCGCGAAATGTCGGTGCAGCTCGAACCCGATCCCGTCGTCTGGGTCGTGCTGAACAATGGCCGGCTGATCAGTGTCACGCTCGACCGCGATCTGGACGTGATCGCATGGAACCGGCACGAAATCGACGGCGGGGTCGAATCCGTCGCGACGATTCCTGACGGCGACAAGGATCAGGTCTGGCTGATTGTCCGGCGCCTGGTCGATGGCGCCATCGTCCGCTACGTCGAGCGCCTGCAGCCGGACTGGTACCCGATCATCGGCACGGCATCGCCTGACCCTGACGACTTCCCGCCCGGTGACGAGCCGACAAACTGGGGTTTCATGCTCGACTGCGCTATCTCTCAGGACTTCGAAGAAGGGAAGCCGATCTGGGACGGCCTCGATCATCTCGAAGGGCTGACGGTGCGCTGCCTTGCCGATGGTGTCGACATGGGCGATTTCACGGTAACCGGTGGCGAGATCACCCTGCCGCGCACGGCCAAGCGAACGCTGATCGGGCTGATGATCACCCCCGAGATCGTGATGCTGACGCCGGAGATACAGACCGGCAGCGGTACCAGCCAGGCCGATGCGATGAGCGTCAATGACGTCACCGTCCGCGTGCACAACACCCTCGGCCTGACGATCAACGGGCAGCAGACCATCCCCGGCCGCGTCGTGGGTCCAGACCAGCTCGACATGGCGCCCGAACTGTTCACAGGGGACAAGCGGGTGTCCAATATCGGATGGGATCGGGCGGAGACGGTCATCTCGCAGGATGCGCCATTCCCGTTCCATCTGCTCGCGGCGATCCGCACGCTGACGATCAATGGGGGCTGAACTATGGCAAACATCACTATCCGCGCATGTTCTGTCGAAGAGATCGAGCAGGCTGGCGCCTTGGAAATCCTGCTGGAAGCCTATGCTCAGGAATCCAGCATTCCCGAACTCGGCGAAGCCAGCGCGGACATGGACACCTATCGAGATTTCGAAGCGCGCGGGGCAATGCACACGATTGGTGCCTTTGCGCCCGAGTTGGTTGGTGTGGCGACAGTGCTGGTCTATGGCCTGCCGCACTACGCTGGCCGCAGGATTGCGGCAATGGAATCGCTGTTTGTGCTGCCGGAGGCGCGGCGCAACGGTACCGGGACGCGGCTACTGCAGGCAGCAAAGGACTTGGCGCGCGAACTTGGAGCCCCGGCGCTGCTTGTCAGCGCACCGGTCGGCAGTCGCCTGGACAAAGTTCTGCAGCGCACAGCGAATTGCCGAGAAACGAATCACATCTTCTTGGTAAATCTGAAATGAATGCGATAGCACTTTCCGCACCTTTTTTTCCGGCGATGGATGCTGGCGATGTTGCCAAGGTCGGCCGCCTGCAGTCGTGTCTTCGGGACATGGATCAGGTACCAATCACCACGTTTCACCACTTTCATGCCGGTATGTACGCGCGAACCATCCGCATTCCGAAAGGCGTCGTCATCACGGGGGCCTTGATCCGCATCCCGACGATTCTTATCGTTTCTGGCCATGCGACCGTCTTTATCGGAGGTGACTCGATCGATCTGCACGGATACCACGTCATTCCAGGCAGTGCCGGTCGAAAACAGGCTTTTCTTGCCCACGAAGACACTGACCTGACGATGCTCTTCCCGACCGAAGCCCGGACAGTCGAGGAAGCCGAAGCGGAGTTCACCGACGAAACAGATCTGCTGATGTCGCGCCAGCAGTCCGGAAATTTGATCATCACCACAGGAGAATAACCATGTCCGGATACACGGCCGCAGCCGTTGCAATAGCTGGAGCAGCCGCCTCCGTTATGGGGCAAATGCAGCAAGCCAAACAACAGCAGAAGATGCACAACGCCCAGGCGCAACAGACCCTGAACGAAGGGGCCTACCGTGCCGACGCCGCGAAGCAGCAGGCCGAGAAGTTCCGCAAGGCCGGCAAGTCACAAGCCGGCGAAGCCAAGGCCCAGCTTGCCGCATCCGGTGTGAAGGTCGGGGAGGGTACCCCGCTTGAGATCGACAAGGAGATCAACCAGAACGCCGAGGAAGATGCGCTCTCCGCGCTGATCGGCGGCAAGCGGGCCACGACTGCTGCACAGGAAGAGGCAAAGCTGCTCGGCAAGGCCGGCGACAACGCCGTCACGAATGCGGGCTACGGCGCCGCATCGACCGTGCTGTCCGCGGGTGGCTCGATGATCAAGAGCGGGTGGAAGACTCGCCTGAAGGCGGAGGGCTGACATGGCACGCATCCCGATGGGCAACTTCGGCACGGTCATCGCCCAGCCGGCCCCCACTGTCCGCATCCCTGCGGCAGCATTCGACGATGGCGGCAGCGGTGCGCAGAAGCTCGGCGACACCGCGATGCAGGTAGGGGTGTCGCTGATGGATGATCAGCGCCGCCAGGACGATGCCCTGATGCGGGCGCGTGCGGCAAATGCTGCCATCGATCGCGAAATGGCCGTCGATCAGCTCGGGCGCGAGATTGAGGAAGAGGTGACCGCCGGACGTCTGCACTACTCCAAGGCCAGCGAGACCTACAAGCAGCGCGTCGCGGCGCTCCCCGGTGACAAGTTCGACGGGCTCTCCCCAGTCGATGCCGAGAACTATTCGCGCAGCCTGAAGCGCATCGACTTCAAGGGCGAGAAGCACATCGAGACGGTGACGGCCAAAGCCAAGACGGCAGACTTCCGGGCGCAGACTGACGGCATCCTCGACAAGCTGGGCAAGCAGGCCGGGCTGCCGGGCACCGACATGGCCGCGCTGACGGGCCAGATCGACGCGATGGACGAGATCGGGCGCAGCGCCTACGGGGCCGCCTGGGAGAAGCGCAAGCAGGACTGGAAGGACAACAGCTGGGACGCCCGGCTGAACCAGCAGGCCATTTCCGTGCGCAACGACCTGAACGGCATCAATGCCCTGCAGCAGCAACTCACTGGCGAATACGCCGACAAGCTCGATTCGAACCGCCGCAATACGCTGGTTTCCCGCCTCGATGGCTACAAGACCTCGCTTGTGCAACGGGCTGAAGCTGCCAGCGCCCGGGCGGATCGCGCTGCCGAGCGGCACCTGAAGAAGGCCGAGGCCGAGTTCAACACGTTCCAGAGCCTTGCCGACAAGGGCACGACCATCGACCCGACCTATATCGACGTGGTGCTGCAGAAGACCGCCGGCACGCCGTATCAGCAGGCCGTCGCCAGCGTTGCCAAGCAGGCACAGGAAAACGGCGGTATCGCCTCGCAGCCGATCGCGCAGCAGCAGGCCGAGCTCGACCAGATCGACGCCAAGATCGTCAAGACCGGGCGCACTCCGGAACTGGACAAGCGCCGCGAGCAGCTGCAGAAGATCGTGCGCGGCAGCCAGACCGACCTGAAGGACAACGGGCTGCGGGCAGGCCTTGAGCGTGGCGTGATCGCCGACATGGCCCCGCTCGATGTCAGCACGCCGGAAGCCATTGCCGCCAGCATCCCGAAGCGCATCGAGCAGGCCGAGGCCGTCGGCGCATGGGCCGGGAAACCGGTATCCCCGTTCGACGCCAAGGAAGCCGAGAAGATCCGCAACACGCTGGATTCCCTGCCGCCGAAACAACGCTCCGAGGCAGTCTCGACCATCGCTCAGTCGGTCGGGCCGCGTCTTGCCGGCGCCGTTGCCGAGCAGCTGGACAAGCAGGACAAGCCGCTTGCGCTGGCGTTCGCAATGGCCGGGTCGCAGACCACGACCAACCGCTTCACCTCCGAACTGATCCTGAAGGGTGCGCAGGCCATGAAGGACGGCGCCGTGATGAAGGACGACAAGAAGGTGACCGGCTGGAAGGCCAGCATTGCCAGCGCTGTCGATGGCGCCTTCGCGAACGAGAAAGCCGCGTCTGCCGTCAAGGATGCGGCCTACTACATTGCCGCCGGCATCGCTGCGGAGAATGGCGGCAACGTTGGGGGTTCTGACATCAAGCGGGCCGTGCGCCTGGCGGTCGGTGGCGACATCATCGAGCGCAACGGCAAGAAGCTGCCGATCCCCGCCGGCATGGAGGCGGGCGACTTCGAGAAGCGTCTGCAGGGCATTCCGAAAGGCGACATTCTCAAGCAGGCGCCGGGCGGAAAGGTCCGTGTGGCCGGTGCGGAAATGTCCGCCGATGAGTTCGCGACAACCATTCCCGGTCAGGAACTGGCCATCGTCGGACCGGGGCGGTACGCGGTCATCGTCAAGGGGCGCCCGGTGGTCAATGCCAACGGCCGCCCGATCATCGTCGGGGTTCAATGATGAGCCTGCTTGATGCCTACGCAGACAGCACGGAAACCGCGCTGAACGTCATGGCTTCCCGTCCGGTGGAAGCAGAACCGCCAAAGCCAAAGCACTCCGCATGGTCAGCCATTCCGCGAGGGGTGGCTGCTGCAGCGGTCGAGGTCGGCGGCAACGTGATCGATGCCGGAACGATGATCGGCCAGGCCGCTGCGGCTGCCGTGAATGAGAACGCCGCGAAGATGCTCCGCGAGGAAGGCTACGACCTGCAGACGGAAGCCAGCCGCGTGCAGTACGACTACGCCCGCTCGCTGCGCCCTGATCCGTTGACAGCCGGCACAGCCGAGAACCTGGTGTTCGGCCTGACGCGGGGCCTGACGAAAGCAGTTCCTGCAGCCCTGGCGTTTGGGCCGTTCGGAGGCGCGGCTGCATTCGGCGTGTCCGAGGGCCTGACCGATGCCGACAATCTGGCCGCACAGGGCGTCGACAAGGCCACGCGCACGAAGGTCGGAATGGTGTCCGCCGGCGTGAATGCCGTTGGTGTCGCGCTCCCTGTCGCTGGCAAGACGCTGGCGCAGACGGTCGGATTGGTCGCCGTCGGCGGGCCGCTCTCGTTCATGACGCAGCAACAGGCAACGCGCTCGATTCTGGAAGCTGCCGACTATCACGACATCGCCAAGCAGTACGACCCGCTCGACCCGGTCGGCCTGACGGTGGCAACTCTGGTACCAGCTGGTTTCGCCGCAGCTGCACGCGCTGGCGCAAGAGGTGCGGCAAAGCCGCTCGAAACCGGAACAAAAGCCCCGGAAACTGCGCCGGAAACAGTGCCGCAAACCCCCGACATCGTGCCGACACGCGACGACATCGATGCGGCGATGGTGCATAACCTGACCACGCTGCGGGATGTGCATGAGGCCGTGTCGGCTGAGATTGCGGCGCGTCAAGCCGATCCCGCCCTGCAATCCGTCGAGGCATTTGCCGCCGATTCGTTGAGCAAGGCGCGCGAAGCAATCAACAAAGAACGCCTTGATATGCAGACCATTGCAGAAGGGCGGCTGACAGATCATCAGAAGGCATTGCCAGTCTCGCAGCGCATGACAGCAGACGATGCGCGGGCAAGGCTTGCAGAACTCGACCAGATGGAGGCTGATGCGGCGGTCAAATACGCGCCAGATAATCCCGTGGTGGCTGCCGCATTCGACATGCACAGCAAGCGGCAGGCAATGGATGCGCAGCCAAAACCAGTTGAGGATGTTACCCCGGAAATTTACCGCGCCCGAGTCGAGCAACTGGCGACCGAGCAGCCCGATCTGATCGCACGTCTTGACGAAGCCGGGCAACCGGTGCGACTGGCCGACGAACTGGATGCGGTGCGCAAGGCCGCGCAGGAAGGAACGGAGACGGAGTTCGGTGCGCTCGACGCCCCGCTGCTTAAGGTTGCCGCCGAGTGCGCGCTGGCTACAGGAACAGCAGCGCTATGAGGCAGGCGACGAAGATCATGCCGACGATGACCTTCAGCCATATGGCGGTGTATGCCTTGGCCTGCCGCCAGTTCCCGAAGGTGACGAGCCCGGCGATCGGCACGACCGAGACGAGCATCGCAATGGCCACGGGGAACCGTAGCCATTCCGGAAACATCATCACGAAGTCATAGACGGGGCGCATATGCACGCAGACTGTATAAAAAAGGTTCAGGCCGCAGCCGGTGGGCGGAAGCTCTCGGAATCGAAGATTCAGGCTATCGACGACGCCATCAGCGGGAAGATGCGCGAACTCGCGCGACTCGATCCGGAGGGCTGGCAGGCGAAAAGCAGGGATCAGCGTATCACCGAAGCCGCCACGGCAGCAATGCAGGACATTCAGGCCACTGCCGCCCGCAAGGAAATGCTGACCGGCATGCAGGCGATCAAGGCCGCCGAGACGGCATCGCGCATCGCCGACATGAAGCGGGTGTCTGCCCAGAAGGTGACGCAGTCGCAGGCGCTGGCGCGCGAGATCGAGACCTCGCAGAACTACGTGCACGCCGTCCATGACGATGCTGTCTCAACGCTTGGCGACATGCTGGACGCGGCCGGAAACAAGGACGGCACCGGCCTGCTGCGCAACCTCGGGATGCGGATCTTCAACCTCGACAACCCGGCCATGACCGCCGACGTGGTGCGCGAGGTGTTCAAGGGGGCCGACGGATCGACCGGAAACCGTGTGGCGCAGGCCGGCGCCCGGGCATGGCTGGACACCATCGAACGGATGCGCATGCGCTTCAACGCCGCCGGCGGCGACGTTGGCCGGATCGACTATGGCTATCTGGGGCAGGCCGTTGATTCTGTCCGCGTGCGTGGCGTGACGGCGGACCAGTTCGCCGAGAAGATCGTCCCGCTGCTCGACCGTCGCCGCTACCTGAACGAAGACGGCTCGATGATGACGACCCAGCAGGTCGCTGCCATCGTCAAGGCGGCACACGAAACGCTGGCCAGCGACGGGATCAACAAGACCGAGCCGGGGCAGTTCAAGGGTGCCGGCGCACGGGCGAACCGTGGCAGCGAGAGCCGGGTTCTGCACTTCAAGGACGGCGATGCGTGGATGGCCTACATGGGCGAGTTCGGCGAGGGTTCGCTTTATGACTCGATGATGGGCCATGTCGGCGCGATGGCGCGGAATATCGGGCTTGTCGAGCGCTACGGACCGAACCCTGACCAGACATTCCGGGTGCAGGCCGACATTGCCGAGCGCACGGACGGGCGCGGCACCACGGCGAATCGTTCCTGGGGTAACACGCCGCAGGCCCGCTGGGACATCCTGACCGGGAAAACGTCAAGCCCGGAGAACGCATTTGTCGCCCAGGTCGGGCAGGACGTGCGCAACATCCAGACTGCAGCCAAGCTCGGCAGCGCCGTGGTGACCTCGCTGACGGACGTTGGCACCATCGCCGCAACCCTGCACTACGACCGGCTGCCGTACTTCGACATGCTGAAGAACCTCGGCAGGAATCTGGACAAGGATCACCGGGCCTTTCTGAAGGCGCATGGCGTCATTGCGGAGAGCCTGACCAGCACGATGAACCGCTGGACCGGCGACCACATGACGAACGGGCTGACCGGCAAGGTGGCGAACAGCGTCATGAAGCTGTCGTTCATGAATGCCTGGACCGATGGCCTGCGCAATGCCTTTTCGGCCACGATGATGCAGGGCTTCGCGAAGAAGCTCGGGAAGGGATGGGCCCAGCTCGACGAGTGGGACCGCTTCCTGATGGAGCGCAAGGGCATCACCGAGCAGGACTGGAACATCATCACCAAAGCCGAGGCGACGGAGCACGGCGGCGCGAAGTTCCTGACGCGGGACGGCATCCTTGCGACCGGCGACGACGGAGCGCAGACGGCCGCTACGAAGTGGATGGCCTTCGTCTCTGACGAGGCGCAGTTCGCCGTGATCAATCCCGATATGGCAACCCGGGCCATTGCCACCGGTGGCGGCATGCCGGCGGGCACTCTCAAGGGCGAGGCGATGCGCTCGTTCATGCAGTTCAAGAGCTTCCCGACGGCGATGATCACCCGGCACTGGGGGCGGTTGTTCGATACCCCGCAGGGCATGGAAGGCGCGCCGGCCGGGTTTGGCGCACAGACATCGACCGGCGCGGCGATCAATCGCATGGCCGTCATGGCCGGGCTGAACGTATCGCTGATGATGCTCGGCGCGATCGTGCTTCAGGAAAAGGCAATCCTCGGCGGGAAAGACCCCTACGACATGACGCAGGGGAAGTTCTGGGTCAAGGCGATGGGGCAGGGCGGCGGGCTCGGTTATGTCGGCGACTTCCTGACGAAAGACCCGACCGAGCAGCGCGGCAGCAACTTCGAGCAGGCCGGCGGCGTTGTCCTCGGCCCTGCCGGCGGCGCGGTGGCGGGCCTTGCCGGCGACCTGCTGCTGACGAACGCATGGGAGGCCGCCAAGGGCAAGGATACGCATGCGATGGGCGAGGCGATCCGCTGGGGCAACTCGCAGCTGCCCTATACCTCGCTGTGGCAGATCCGTGGCGCATGGGATCACTGGTTTGTCCATAACCTGCAGGAAGCGGCGAACCCCGGCTATCTGGGCCGCATGCGCTCGCGGGCGATGAAAGACTGGCAGCAGGATTATTACTGGGCCCCGGGCGAGATTGCCCCGGATCGTGCGCCCGACCTTTCACGAATGGCAGGAGGCTGACATGCTGAGACCGGATCAAATCGCACGCATCGAGGAATTGCAGGAGGAACTGGCGGATGTGTTCATTCAGGAGGCCGACCCGCAGAACTGGACGGCCGCCGGGAAGCTGCCAAGCGACATGAGCAAGGACGAGCGCGGCGACCGCCACTGGGACCGCAAGGGAGCGATGGGTACCGGTGCCGTGCTGAAATATACGCTCGACATCCTGAAAACGCATACCGACCCCGACAAGGCCAGCGACAATGACGACGATGCAGAACTCGACGCCATCGTGGCGAATGCCGAGAAGCGGGCAAAACAGGCGCTGTCCCGGGTGATGAACAAGGCGAGCGGCAAGGCAGAGTTCGACAAGCGGACGCATGGCAAAGCCCACTGACTTCGTCACGTTCTTCCAGATCTGGGCCGACCTGCAGGGTTGGGAAGTCCCGGACGAACACTGGCTTGCGGTGCAGTGGCTACAGAATCGCGGCCGGCTGGCGGTCTTGCGCTGCTTCCGGGGCTTCGGGAAATCGACCCTGCTGGCGGTCTATAACGCCTGGCGATACTACTGCGACCCGGCGTTCCGCATCCTGCACCAAGGCGACCAGGACGGCACGGCCTACAAGACGAGCCGGGACACAAAGCGGGTATTGATGCGGCACCCGCTGACCAAGCACATGCGGGACATTCGCGGGGAATCGTCGTTCTGGTGGGTGCCGGGGGCGGACGACGAACGGAACCCGAGCATGCAGGCTGCCGGCATCATGAGCAACATCACCAGCTCGCGGGCCGACGAGGTGCAGAACGACGACGTCGAGGTGCCGCGAAACATTCGCACGCCGGAGGCACGGGAGACGCTTCGTTACCGGCTGGGCGAGCAGACGCACATTCTGGTACCGGGAGGGAGCAAGTTGTATATCGGAACCCCGCACACGCACGATTCCCTCTACGACGAGCAGGAAAAGCTCGGCGCCGACTGCCTGACGATCCGCATGTTCGAGCAGGAGAACCGCATCGAGGATGCCCGGAACTCCCGCTACTCGCTGCCGTTCCGACCTGACTTCGTATTCTCCGGGATCGGGCAGGGCGCCCGGCTGCTGAAGGAGGGCGAGGATTACCTGCTCAACGGCACAACGCTCGAATTCCCTGCCGGCGGGCCGGGTACCCTGATCGACTGCTATGCCGGCGCCTCATGGCCGAAGCGCTTCACCCGGGCCGAACTGCTGAACCGGCGCATGGAAACCCGGACGATCAACGAATGGGACAGCCAGTACCAGCTGCACTCGAAACCTGTCTCCCAGATCCGCCTCGATCCGGCGCGGATCATTCCGTATGCGGTCGACCCGGTCATCAAGCACGCGAACCGCACGCCGTCGATGTGGCTCGGCAAGGTGAAGATCGCCGGCATGGCCTGTCGCTGGGACCCGGCGTCAGGGAAGCTGAACAGCGACGTATCTGCCGCTGCGCTGGTGCTGCAGGACGAACACGGGCGGCGCTACCTGCATCGGATGCTGCAGCTTGTCGGGGACGTGGCCGAGTTCTCGGAGGATGGCCGGCGCATCATCGGGGGTCAGGTCTGGCAACTGTGCGATCTGATCGAGGAATTCCACATTCCCCGGGTCGTCGTCGAAACGAACGGCATCGGCCAGTTCGCCCCGTCCGTGCTGAAGGCCGCGCTGAAGCAGCGCAAGCTGCAGTGCGGTGTCGCCGAAGAGCCGGCGGTGACGAACAAGAACAAGCGCATCCTCGAAGGCTACGAGGACATCATTTCCTCGCAGATGCTGTGGGCGCATGTCGGGGTACTGGATGGCCCGTTCTGGGACCAGATGAAGGACTGGAACCCGGACGCCAAGAACCAGGCGGACGATTACCTCGATGCCGGGGCCGGCGCCATTACCGACACGCCGGAACGCCTCAAGGTCACCGTGCGCGACGATGACAGAACGCCCCGCCGGGAAGAGTGGCGGCAGAACTCTGGCGTATTTGAGGCCGCTTTCGAACGATAGGCAGGAATCTGCCCCTTCCGTCGGGCGAAACTCCCGAAAACGCGGAGGCCGCCCCCATGACCGTACCTGTACAGAACCCCTTCACCTCGTCCGTCGCGAACGGGGTCACGACCGTTTTTCCCTACAGTTTCATGATCGCCGACGAGGACGACATCAAGGTCGTTGTCGATGGCGTCGTGCAGATTTCCGGCTACACCGTGACCGGGGTCGGCAATCCTGCGGGGGGTGACGTCATCTTCACAGTCGCCCCTGCCAATAACGTAAAGGTGCTACGTTATCTGGACCCGATTCTTTGGCGAGAGACGGATTACCAGCAATTCGGCGACTTCCTTGCCGATACCGTCAATCTGGATTTCGATCGAATTTGGCTTGCGTTGCAGTCGATTGTGGCCATTTCCGATAGGTCGATCAAATTGCCGATCGATACGGTGGATGCTCAGGAGATTACTGAAACTGCAGCGGTTCGGGCAGGGAAGATTCTTGGCTTCGACGATGACGGAAATGCTGTTCTGATGGTTCCGGCAGATGTCAGCCTTGCAACGATCACGCTGTTCATGCAGTCGCTACTGGACGACTCGACGGCTGCTGATGCCAGGGCAACGTTAGGGCTTGGAACCGCGGCCATCTTGGATTCAGGAGTATCGGCCGGAGATGTGGTTGTACTCGAAACCGGGGCAAAACTCCCTGCCGTCGATGGGTCTCAGCTGACCGGGATTCAGATTGCAGACCAGGTGGCCCGCGACCAGATTGCGCTGACAAACCTGCGGCTGATGCTGAACTCTGCCGTCACGACGGGCGAGCTGGTGCAGGGCAAGCAGTGGGAACTCTCCACCGACGAATGGGCGGCGAGCAGTACGAACGAGACTTACACAGCCGGCACGCCGAACTACTACACCGGGGCGACGACCGAATACACGCCGACCGGCTCGACGTTCGGGGATATGACGGCCAACGGCGGACTCGCGGCATCGTTTGACGGGACGACAAGCAGCGATTCGTCAGTCTGTTCGCTGAAGGCTACGGCAACATCTTCCTATTGCGGAAAGGCGTTCGCCTCTGCGCAGAAGATCGCCCGCGTGGATACCTACGCATCGAACAACACCGGCTATCTCGGCGGCACCAATGCCTCGCTGACGATCACAATCTACGGGAAGTCGTCGTCGCCGGCCAACGCGACGGATGGGACGGTACTCGGCAGCACGACCTTTACGGACACCGACGCCACCCAACTGAAGCAGATCACCTGCGATTCGACCACGGCCTACCAATACGTGTGGGCCACCATCACCACCGCCGCGCCGAAGGGTTTATATTTTGCCGAGATCAAATACTTCACGACCAGCGACGTGACGCTGATCCCGCCGGCTTCGACCAGCGTTTCGACGGCGCCGACCTACATGGACGCCTATCTGCTCTGGAAGGACGACAGCGGCAGCGCCGTGCTGGGCACCGATCTGACGGTAGAACTCAGCCGCGACGGCGGCACGACCTACACCACGGCGACGCTCACGAACCTTGCCAGCTACGACGGCACGTATTCGATCATCAAGGCGCGTGCTGACGTGTCCGCGCAGCCGAGCGGAACGTCGATGCTGTGCCGGATCAAGCAGATCAATTCCAAGCTGCAGCGCGTCGCCGCGCCGGCCCTTTACGCGGAGTAATAACCATGCCGTTTCCGAACTGGCTGCAGAAGTCGCTGGAAGACATCCCCGAGGATCTGCATTGGAAAACGCGGCGCCGCATGGCGATCATGAACCGATGCACCGTCAGTCGTCAGCTTGAGGCGCTGCTTGATTTCGCCAATGGCGACCCGAAAACGCTGGCGGATCTGAACGCCGACATCGCGGCGATCAAGGCGGCCATTCCGAAGGTCGAAGAATGATGGACAAGAACGACCTCCTGCTCATCGTCAATATCCTGCTCGGCCTCGTCGCCTTCTTCGGCGCGACTGTCGGGCGCAACCTTACCGAAGCGATCAAGGAACTGAAGCTGGCCGACAAGGCGCTCGCCGATCGGTTTGACAGCTACGTGCGACGCGACGATCTGCGCGACATCAAGGATCAGATAAACGCCATGTTCAAGAAGCTCGACGACATCAAGGACGCGCTTGGCAACAAGGTCAGCCGCGACGAGTGCGAGTTTCACCGGAGCAAGGGCAATTGACCGTCAAGCTTGAGCAGCTGCAGAAGATCATGCCTTACGCCGGGCGGCGCGCCGGCACCTACCTCGAACCGCTGAATCTGGCGATGTGGGAATTCGGGATCGATACGCCGATGCGTCAGGCGGCATTCCTGGCGCAGATCGCACACGAATCCGGGAGCCTTCGCTATGTCCGAGAACTGGCATCAGGTGAGTCTTACGACACAGGCCGACTGGCGCAGCGCCTCGGCAATACGCCGGAGGCAGACGGAGACGGCCAGCGCTACAAGGGTCGGGGCCTCATCCAGATTACCGGAACCGATAACTATCGCGATTGTGGCCTGGCACTCGGTATCGATCTGCTGGCTCACCCTGAGCTGCTTGAACAGCCTGATTTGGCTTGCCGCTCTGCAGGATGGTTCTGGCAGTCGCGAGGACTGAACCCGCTGGCCGACGTCGGCGCATTCCGGGCGATCACCCGGGCGATCAACGGCGGCCTCAACGGGTACGACGACCGGCTGGCCTACTACGAGCGGGCCAAGGTGGTGCTGACGTGATGATCCGGTACTCAGAGGGCTACAAGTACCAGCTCGAAGCGCTGTACGCCTGCGAGACGCCGGTCACCGGCACGCTGATCGAGGACGACCTTTTCACGCTCTATGAGTCCGGCCTGCTTGTGATCCGCAAGGGCTTTGCATGGGATGGCGCATCGGGTCCAACGTTCGACTCGAAGAGCAGCATGCGGGCCTCGCTGGTGCATGACGTGTTCTGCATCTGCATGCGCGATGGCCGGCTGCCGTATGAGAAGTGGCAGGATACGGTGAATGAATTCTTCCGCCAGCAGTGCATCGAGGATGGGATGTGGGCATGGCGGGCCGGGCTGTGGCATGCGGCCGTCGAACTGGCGGACGCCGGGAACCCGGATCAAGGACGGGACAGGGTTGTTCTGACGGCGCCCTGAAAGGCCCGGAGTAATTCTGGTGTAAAACCCTGCCGTTCTTCGCTATTCCCAGACGCGCTATGAACGCAGCCATGCGGGTTTGCGGCGTGGTTGTTGATGCGCAGTTGCCTTCACACGGCAGGGGTATAGGGTAGCCCAAGAAGCTCAAGGCGTCGAATCGTTGATTCTGACACCCCGAGCGCGGCGCATAGCTGCTGTCTGTTGAGGTCAATCACTGGCATTGCAGTAAAACTCCGTCATTTCCACTGTCTCCTCACCGACTCGAAAACAAACGCACCAAGCCTCTGATCGCCACCGACAATGACCAGGCCGCGTTCGCGCATCGCCTTGCAGTCAGCCCAGAACGGATAGATGAACGAGCCATCTTCTCGCCACTTTGGCTTTCCGAACAGAGGGCTTCTGACCTGTGGGTGGCGTGTTAGGTTCTCTGCAACAAGGTCAAGTGCAATCTCGAATTCCATGCAGTAAAACTCCGTCAATACTTCGACACATTGCCCGTAAGCCTTGTGCCTGCTGTGTTTCGGTGCGCCGCGTGTTCCAGCGTATACGGCGAAAACGCCGTCTATTTCGCGTTCGGCGTCAATCTATGCGCTTCGATCAGCCGCGCCCATTCTTCGTCTTCGCGCCAGTTCTCCGGCATCACGGCCAACACGTCACGCTTCAACCGGCACAGTTCAATCCTGTACGCAGTGCCCTCGCACAGCCTCGCGCATGTGTCGCCTGTTCTCAGCATCGCGTTCTCGGAGCGCAGCCTGCGAACCTCGGCCGCCAGCGACATCAGCGCTTGCGCATCTCCGTTCGGTGGATGGCTCGGCACTGGCCCCCATGTGTCGGCCCACTTCAATGCCTGCTCAATTTCCATCGTGCTTTCCTTTCTGCGTAATCATGCCGCCGAACACAGCGGTCAAACCGCTTCGCTTGGACGTGCCGCAAGCGGCACGCCATTTACCTCGGCGTTAGGGCTCAAAACCCCATGCCCTGCTGTTCAGCCACCGGGGCGGCGTCTTCGTCCAGCAGGGAACCTTGCGCCTGCGCTTGCCGTATGCGCTCGCAGGCAATCTCAAAATACTTCGGCTCGCGTTCAATGCCCACGAACTGCCGGCCCTGCTGTACGGCAGCAACGCCAGTCGTTCCGCTGCCCATGAACGGGTCCAGCACCGTTTCGCCGCGCCTGGTGGTCAGTGCCACAAGCCAGCGCATCCAGCCCACCGGCTTGGGCACCGGGTGGCCGTTCTTCTCGGCAGTCTCGTTGCTGGCAATCACGGTCGGGTACTGCGCGCCCTTGTGCAAGTCCGGGTAGGTGCCGTACAGCAGCACCGGCAGGAAGTTCTTAAACCCCCACTGGTGGCGTCCGGTTGCAGCAGAGCAGTACACGCCGCCCAGCGCGTCGAACTTCGGCAGTTCGTGAATGTGGGGTCCAATGAACACGGCTGCGCGTCCGGTCAGTTGCATGGCCTGCGTCAGCGCCGGCACAACCTGCGTCACGTAGTTCTCGTAGGTGTCGGCGTAGCTCGCGTAGGCTTGCAGTTGCAGGCCATGCGCTCCGCCGCTGCCCTTTGTGCTGCCAAGGTCAACGCCGTAGGGT